AGAACCTTTTTTACCAAGTGCATCTAAATAAGAAAATGATTCATCAACTTCTTTTGACAACGCACTAAAAGCATCATTGCCAGATTTGTAATTTGGGTTAGTTTTCAAAGCGTTTTCTAGTTTTTCAATTAAACCGTTTCCTGGATTTTTAGTATCAACTAATATACTTTTTAAAAAATCGTCTAGTGAGTCTGATGTTGTGCCTAATGGTGCATTTACTTTATCTCTATATATTTTAAAAACTTCTGAGAGTTCTCCAATATTTGTTAAAGGCTTACCATCTGCTCCAGTCAATGATTTTCTAAATTGTTTTAATAAATTTAATTTGCTAGCATTTTGAGTTCCACTGGCACTTAAAGTATCTATTTCTCCAATAATGTCATCCATTAATTGTTTTGGTAAAAATTCTTTATCACCAATATTATAACCTGCTTGTTGTGATTCTAAAGTTCTTTTTTTCTTTATTCTTTTTTGTGTTTCTAAAATCATTTTGTTTAGATTTTCAAAACCTAATCTATTAGCTGTGCCTTTGTTTTGTATTATTTTACCCATTAAAGAATTTACTAAATCGTCTAATTGTTCAGGCCGAGCTTGTAAATATGTTTCAATTTTTTGACCTGCAGTACCTGATTTACCAGCAACTTCTCTAAATACTTCGTTTAAAAAATCACCATCTAATAAATCATTTGCAGTTACTGGTATGCCTAATTTATTAAATTTATCTTCTAGTGCAGCAGCAGCAATAATTTCTTGTTTAGAAGTACCTTTTAAGGCCATGTCAGCAATTTTTGATGCTCTGTTAAAATTCATAGCATAATTTCCTGTTAAAATAGCAGCTAATGAAACACCTGTTGCCGTTAAAGGATTGGCACCTAATTGTTCTGCTGCTTCAAAAGCAACACCACCAGTAACAGAGGCTACTCTGCCTGCTTTTCCAAATAATCCTAATGGTGCTGCAAACTCACCTACAGATTGCCCATAATCACCTACAGTACTTAATGGATTAAAACTTAATGCTTCTTCAGCACCTGGTATAAACTGTGAAGCTGTTTTTTGAATTTCTTGAGTTGAAGGAAACAAAGTATTTTCTTGAAAAAATGGTTGATTTGGATCGTATAACGGAGAATCGAAAAAACCTGCTATTTTATTAGTACCATACCCAAGAACATTTTCAGCTAAATTTGGTAAGCCAAGTGCATAAGTAGTGCCTCTTGCAAAACCTGAACCTAAACCCTTTGCCGTATCTACTGCAACTGCCCTGTTATAAGCAGCTCTTTTTTTTGGATCTTCTAATCTATCAATTTTTTCTAATTGTTGATATATTTTAAAAACTTCAGTAAAATCATTTGATTTGTTAGCTGTACCAACAGCGGTAATAAATTCTTGTTTTAATGCTTGTTTTTTATTTTGTAATTTTTCTGTTGCTGTTGCCATAATTTACCTTGAAAAATCTCCTAATATATCTTCAGCAGAAACACCAGTGCCAATTTCTGTTGTTGACGTATCTGGTTCTAAAATTTCTGTAGTAATAATATTGTTTATGTCTAATGTTGGAAAAAATGCATTTATAGTTTCTGGCGTTAAAAGTTTTTCATAATATCTTATTAATGAATCAGTTTCTTCAGATGTATCTTCAAGTCTTAAAAAACGTAATGTATTGCTTAAATTAAATACAGTTTCTTCTTTTAATCGATTAGCAACATTTGTTAATATACCTATTTTTTCACTTGCGTTTACTCCACCACTTAAAATCTTAACTGCATTTTCCCAATCTTTATCTGATAAACCTCTGCCTTCTTGCCCTCTAGCTGCAGCTAAAGCATAGGCCGTATCTCTGACAATAGATTCGTTTATACCAAATTGTGCTGAGATTGCAGCAACATCATTTTTCCAATCTTTTTTAGTATCTGTAGCAATATAAGTAAAATCTGTTACAAAATCTTGGTATGTATCAGCATTTGCTAACCCTATACTTTCAGCAAATGATTTTACACCAGTAGCAAATTGTGACATAGCACCTACACCAACTGTAGCAGCATCTGGTCTTTCAGCTATGTTTGCAATTAAATCGTTAATTTTAACAGTAACATTTGATGCAGTTTGTATTTTTGTTTGCGTTTCCTCTTTTTGTTTTTTATATAAATCACTATAACCACTAGTTAATATATCTGCTGAACCTGATCCTAATGGTGCAAGACTAAATCGTTCTGCGTAAGTTGGATCTTCTAAAACATTTGCATTGTATTGATTTTCAGAAATAATTTTTATATTTTTTCCTGTTTTTGCATCATACATTTGGTATTTAGTTCCTAATTTTAATAAATCATTTTTGGTTACTTTTCCATCAGGATCATTAAAAATAGCATCTCTTATGTTTGCAGTAGGTTCTATATATCTTGCACGATCTGCTGATGCTACAGATTGTGGAATAGTAACAATCGTACCTGTTGTTTTATCAAAATAATCTTTTGGTTCAGAACCAACAGGTGTAACGTCAGGTAAATATTTAGGAATATCTACGCCATCAATTTGAATTGTGTCACCAAATTTTTGATTGTTGACAAAAATAGTTTCACCAAAATTACTTGCTTCAGGATCGTTAACTATAGCTTTTTCATATTTTACTTTTTCAGCAGTACCATAATTACCTAAATTTATAGGATCATCTGGATTAGTTAAATCTATTACTTGATCGTTTATTACTTTTAAATTTCTTTCTTCATCAGGAAAAAAAGATTCTTCAATTTGTTTAGCTTGGATAGCACCACCTAATAAGGCTTTACCTATAGGTTGTCCTTGTGCAATAGCCATACCAATACTTAATCTTGGATCGCTTAAAAAACCACCAAAACCTTCTCGTTTCGGAGGTGCAAAAAAACCACCTTCTTGTGATGAGAAAAATCCACCAGGATTTGTAAATGGGTTAGTAAATTGACTTGCCATAATTATCTCCTATAAAAATCCTAATCCGCCTAATAATGCACCACCTACAATACCAGGAGTTCCTAAAGCAGAACCTGCTACGGCTCCACCAAAGGCACCACTAACACCACCAGATTGTTGCCCTGGCCCAGTGTTTATACCAGTAGGGAAACCACTTGCTATTGGACTAATGAGTCCAGCATATTGTTGTAATTGTTGCATAGGTGCTTGTTGACCAAATTGAAATCTTGCAATCTGATCTTGTAATTGTCTTTGTGCTAAGTTTTCATACGCAGAACCAACACTACCTAATTGACCAATAGCTTGTTGTCTACGCATGTCCATAGCACTTTGAATACCTGGTAATTGTCCTGCAGCTTGTAACGATCTACCAAAAGCAGATTCTAAACCTGATTGTTCTCGACCACGTTCTTGTGCAGCTAACTGTGCAGCAATAGGTGCATAACCTTGGGTAACTCCTCTTGCTACAGCTTGTTGTGCCATAGGTGAGGTACCTGTTCTACCCATACCACCAAATTGTGATTGTACATCACCTAAGACGTCAGAGGTAATGTTTGAACGAATACCTGATAAATAATCAGCTTGTGGGGTTAAACCTGCATAAGATGAAATAGGCATACTAGCAAACTGTCCAAAAGTCTGTGCAGCTTGTGCTTGTAGGGGTGAGTTTTGTGCTTGTTCTAAGGCTGCAGCTTGCTGTAAATTAAGTGCTTCTTGTGTTTGGTTAGCAAACGGTACTACAGTGCTACCAGGAAAAAATGATCTACCTACACCACTTCGGTATATATTTGATGCTTCGCCTAAGATATCCTGTAAAAAGGGTTCTGCAGGTGCGTAAGGCTCTGTTCTTTGAACTGTTGTTTGATTTCCACCACCACTTGACATACTTATTTCTCCAATTTCTTTTCTAGTAAATAATGAGTTGTTTTAAACCCTTTTTGTTTTAATATTTTTGACCAACCTGGTCTGGCATAAGTTTCAAAGTGCGTACACTTATTACTTTTAGCCCATTTTTCAATGTCGTGCAATCCATCTTGCCAATCTTTTCTATTCTTACCTGTACAGATAAAAATGTTAGCTACCTTGCTATTTGGCCGTAAAATAATTCTAGTCACTACCACTGCTTTTAATTTTTGTTTTGCTGTTTCATCCCAACCTAGCCATAATTGACAATTACCATCTACGCACTCAGCATAAACGTCTGAGGTATTGTAATGGTGTCCTGAATAAGCTAGTGCCTTAGTAATTGAATCATCAACTAAGTTCCAAACTGTTTCTATATTTTCTTGCGGTATCTGTACTATGCCAATCATGTAACTTCTAAATAACTTGTGATAACGTGTAGTCTATTGGCTGTAGTAGCCGTTGCTTTTAATATATCAGATTCACTTAATACTAGTGTAGAATTGTGTCCACCCATACCTTGTATAGTAGCTTTGGCTCCAACAAATGCATCTTTTAAAAACTGAAACGTATCACTACCATTTACTATAGTGAGTGAAATACTGTCATCATTGTTACTATCTTCGCATATTATGATAGATTTGACAATAACAGTAGTACCACTAGCAACAGTAATTAACGCTGTAGCATCGGTAGTAGTTAAATCTACTTTAGAATTTTTGTAGGTATGAGCCATTACTCAACACTTTCTTTAAAACCATTACTTAAATTTTTGTGAAATTCATCTAGTGCATTGTGTTCACAGTTAGCACATTTACAAGTTACACAGACACCACCATTACCACAATGACAACTATGTTCGCAATTCTTACATTGATCTATGCTAGAAACCATGATGTTACCTCTTGATTTTCATCGTTGTGATATCGTATTAATTGATTAGTAAGTTCCTCTACAATTAATTGAAACTCCTCACTTGAGTCAATGTTTTGATAGATGTATTGTAGATCTATCTTACTTGCCATCTCTAAGCTCTTTATTAAGTTTCTTCCTTACCATTTCAAAATGTGGTTCCCAATCATTATCACTACCTGTTTCAAAATCACCAAATTCAATGTTATTAATCCACATTCTATGATCTGAAGTTTTTAAAGTATAGACTGGTTCTACTTTATCAGTAAGTACACCATGTTTACTATCTTCTACTGCCACAAATTCGTTATCTTCTATAACCCAGTGTGATCCAGATACTAAAACATCTTTGTAATTATAAATAGTTTGTGGTAAACCTTGCATTGTCATTTCAACAATACCACCTTTAGTATTATCTCCTAACTCAACAGTACTTATTTCTTTTTCAGTACCATCAGCCATTTGTAACATAGTGCCTTTGACAAAACAACTACCTTTTGAGCCACCTGCACCTGCACCACCTTCTTTATTTTGTTGTGCTTTTTGTCGTTCATTAAATGCAGACAAGTTTTTTGCTTTTTGCTTAGCTTCAAATTCTTTTGTTGCTTTTTTAGTTGCGTCAGTTATTTCTTTTTCTGTTTTAGCTGCTGCTTCTGCTGCTGCTTCTGTGGTTTCTTTAGTACCTTTACCTTTTAATCCTTCTTTACCAATATTTCCTAGTAAACCTGCTAAACCTGTAAGTTCTTGTGCAACTGGCCCAGTATAACCATAAGTTTGTGGGGTTGCTGTACCTTCTTCAGTAAACCCTCTATAAGCATTTACAGCATTATTATAATCTTCTGTGTTAGTAAACATAGCTCCAGGTGTCTGTGCTAATTTTACAGTTTCCCCTAATAAATTTTGTTGTACTGCAGGTGGCAATTCTTTAAATCTAGCTTCTTGCATACCAGGAATACTACCCATTATTGTACCTAATAAAGAAGCAGTTCCAAATGGAAAGTCGGCTTCTTCAACTTCACCAGTATTATTATTTACTCTATAACTTTTACCATTAAAAGTTTCGTATGAATATTTTTGATTATCTTGTTGATTAGGGCCGTTACCACCACGATCATTCATAGTTGTAGTAGATACGTTAGACGGTATATTGCCAGTTACAGGTACATTACCGTATTGGTTAAATGCACCTGGCGTGTATTGATTAAATGCTTCTGGTGTGTAATTAAAATTACCTGGATTATAAATATTGCCAAATCCACCACCACCAAAGTTAAAAGGCATTTGAAATTGATTACCAACAAATCTATTTTGTGGAACTACGTTACGTATTTGATTATTTAAAGATTGAGTTGATTGTTGTAATTGTTCTAAAAAAGAACTAGGCATTTGATTTTGCACAGGTTGTTGCATTGGTAACTGTAACATTTGATCTTGAATTGAATTTAAAGGTGGTGAAAATGGTTGAACACCAGGTCGTATAGGTCTGTTCATTCCTTGACTTGGGTCTGGTAAAGCTATTAAGCCTCCAGTCATAGCATCAGTTGGTTGAACAAATTGACCTCCTAAGTTTGTGTTTGTTACACTAGTCATTGGTGGTTGCGATTGATTTAAAATGTTAGGATTTTGTTCTATTAATTGTCCAAGTAATCCCATTGTATCTCCGAGTGCCATTATCTATATCCTTCTTTAATTGCTTCTACGTCAATACCTTGTGCATCTGACCAAGTGGTGCCTGCTGGTATTTGTAAGTTAAATTTAAAATATCTTGCTGATTTGTGAAACGGTATTGTTCCTGTAGCGTGCATACTAGAAGCACTAGAAGTTGCACTAGAGTCAGCAACTCTATTACGAAAACTTATCGTACCTGTAGCAGAACTAGTGTCAACTATAGGTCTAACGTGTGTAACTAGTGATCGATGCATAGGAAATATTTCTGTTTCATTCGTACCGATAGAAGCTGCTAACGCATCACCACCAAAAGAACCTAAAAAATGTGAAGTGTTAAATACACCTAGCGTTCTTAGTCCACCAATAAATGCTGCACTATCTAAAGATATAGTAATAGCATCTAAATCATTAGCACCTGATGATGGATAATCGTCTAAATCATCTAATGTAAATCCAGGTGATAAGTAATCAATTATTACTTCATGATCTAATTCTACTAATGACCATCGTTGACTTGCTATATGGTAAATAATAATTTTATCGTTTTGGATACCAGCGTTTGTTCCTGTAGCTGATGGATATGACCACATAACTAGTTTGTTTTCATGGTCATAAGAAGCTCTAACACGTTCTCTTAACTCAAACTTTAAATCATTATAAAAGAAACGATCTACTTTGTTTGCACCAATAGGTTGTGATTGCGTACCGTTAGTTACATAAAAACCATCTTCGGATAGATAGTACACTAGATTACCAACTTGTATTACGTTCTTACCTTGTACCGCACCTCTGTTTTCTTCTATACGTCTAAATGAGAATACAACATTACCACCACGATAATCCATACGAGTGATACGATCTTCTTGAAATATCAGTCCATACTGTCCACCAGTAATACCAGTAATAACGCCACCTTCTGGTAACACTTCAGAGTCAGATTGATTAACTCCTGCTGTCCAAGAAGTCGGATCATTAAAACTAGACCACTGTACTTTGTTCTGTGCAGCAGGTTGAAATCCTGTAACTAAAAAATTACCAATAACTGCAGCATGCCTAAATGCTGGTGGTGAGCCTGCTAATGCAGCAAAGTCAGTAGATGAATCTAATGTCCATGCTTGCGGTGCATCGTCACCATTAAAAGCAATAACTACTTCACCAAATCTAGCAAAATCCCAATAAGACTCAGCAGAGAAACTAAAAGTAGTACCACCACTTTCATCTACAAAAGCATTAGATGTTAGTTTGTATAACTTAGTAGCATCACCTGCAAAAATAGATACCACACCACTGTCAGATTTAAAAGCTCTTGCACCCTGACATCTTGCTGTTAAAGCATTACTTGAAGTAACTGCTATGTCATTAAATGGTCGGTAACTGTTTACCGCAGGAAAAACATTAGTAGCTTCGGTTGCACCAGGATTCATGTGGTCTGGTAAGTCTGGTAGCCATTCTGCAAAAGGTACTTGCATTATACGTTATCAAAATTGTTAATGTTGATACCTGTTCTTTGTACTAATGGCGTAGCATTATACTTGTCTTTTTCATCTGCCATTTCTACTTGTTGTAAGCCAGACTCATATTGTGCTTTAAATTGACCTACAGTTTGCGGATCCATACCACGAATAAAGGTACTAGCAAAATATAACGCACCATAAAGATAAACATCAGGGTGGTTAGTTAAAATGTGATTGGTAGCAACTGACGAACTTAACGAATCAAAGGCTTTGTAAAATACTAATGTAGCAGTATACGAAGCGTCAGGTGTTGGACTAAATCTAAAGTTAGAACCTTCTATA